CAGAATATGTACGGATTAACCAGACTTGGTATGAGAATGGGTGCTAAAGTTGTTGCGTTCGAAAATGCACCAGCTGCTTATACAAAAGTAGGTGAAGAAGTTGTTCAAAGACTTGAAGAAATTACTGCAGCAGAAGGTTATAGTACTCAATTATTTAGAACAAATATAGTATTACACGGTATTCCACAATCACGTAAACGTACATTTATTATGTTTATCGTGATGGTAATCCAGGTTTATTTAATTATGAACATAAAGAATATACACCATTAGTTGAGTATCTTACTGAAGTAAACGAGTCTATGCCACATTACGGTGAACAAGTTAACATTAATCAGAAACTAGATACGCCATCAATGTCTGTAAGATTGAATTGGCAAAATAGCAGGATTATAACACGATTATAGTACTCATTAACCATAATGGTGTTATAATTAATAAAATAAAAAAGGAGAAATAAATGGAAAAGTTTAAAGCAGTTAGAGAATGGGGTCAAAAACGTGGTATCGATGGTTGTTCATTTCAAAGACAATATCAGCGTACTTTACAAGAAGTAGTTGAAATTCATGATGCATATAATGATAACGATTCAAAAGAAATAGCTGATGCTATTGGTGATAGTATTGTTACATTGATTAATTTAGCAAAAACAGTTAATATGAAGGCAGAAGATTGTTTAGGTCAAGCATTTGATGTTATTGAACTTCGTAAAGGTCTTAACTTTAATGGTGATTTTGTACGTTATGGCAAGTTATCAGCAGAACATCAGAAAATCTGTGATGAGAAGCAAGGTAATCCTGGCAGTGAATATTACAAACGAGATGCGGATCTTTCTCCAGAAGATTTCAAATACTAAACATTGTTAATTAATGTGAAATATTTAAAATAAACTGAAAATAATTGTTTACAAATACTAAATTTTCATGAAACACGAATATAAGATATTCGTGAAAATTATCAATGAAAAATTGTTTACACATCCTTGTTTGTTATTGCTAAAGAGTTGGGTGTATATACAATATGTAATTTAAGAAGGATATTAATGAAACAATTTGAAGCAACATGGATGCAAGACTGGAAGCATTATGAAAGATATTATGACACAGAATTAAAAAAATCAGTTAAAAGACAAATCGATATACCTTACGAGTATTATGAGCCTTCATCTACTGGTTTATACACTTATATTCTTGACGAGAGTATTATATTAGAGAAGAAGCAAGGTAATGCTAAACAAGCTCGTGATAATTACGGTGTTTTAGACCCAATGTATCGTAACATTCGAGACAATTATTGGGGTAAAACTGGCGGATTTAATATTAAGCCACGCATGTGGTATTTAGATATTGAAACACGTGTTGGTACTTGTTCAACCGGATTTCCTGTTCCTAATTTAGCAATTGAACCTATTTCTATGTTTCAAATTTATGATAATCATGAAGAATGTGTAATCATGTTAGGTGTCCGTGATTGGGTACATAAAGAAGATTATGAAGATAAATTTGAATGTCCTGTAAAATATATTAATTGTAAAAATGAATATGATTTAATTAAAACATTCATATCATTATTCGAAAAACTTGACCCTTTAGTCTTATTAGCATGGAACGGTAATGGATTCGATTATCCATACATCTATAATCGATTCAAAAAATTAGGATTTAAACAATTATCTAATTATGGTAATGTTTCATTAACTGAACGTGAAATTAAAGGTCGAATGATTTATAGTATTAAGTCAAATGGTCATTTCTTCGTAGATTTAATGGAAGTTTATCAGAAATTTACATTTAAACCTAGACCAAGTTATGCATTAGATTATATTGCTGAAGTTGAATTAAAAGAAAATAAGGTTAATCACTCGGAATTCGTTAATTTTGATGACTTTTATACAGGTAATTATGTAATTCCTATTAATCCTAATGAAAATCAAAAAAATTCAAAAATATATCAAGAAGCAATTAAAAATGGTATAACTGATGAAGTACGTGAGTTAGGTCATTCAACATTCTGTTATTATGCTTACAAAGACCCAATGTTGATATATAACATAGATAAAAAATTAAACTTGACTACACTAATGTCAATGATTGCCGAGAAAATGGGTGTACAAATTGGTGATGCATTAGGTACAGTGAAGCCATGGTCACAATATATCACTAATAGATCATATGCTAATGGTCGTGTTATGCCACCCAAAAAGCAATTCGACAAGCCTTATATCGTCGGTGGTTATGTTAGATCTCCTGTAGTTGGTAAACATAAATGGGTATTATCAGCTGATGTTAATTCAATGTATCCTTTATTAGGAATGGTTGGATTTAATATGTCACCTGAGACATTTGTACCTAAAAGTCAATTACCAGCAGAATTACGGGATGTTGTAATGACATATTTCAATGACCAACTTGAAGAAAAAAGATTGGAATTACCTGAAGATGTATGGCAATTAACAGAAGCATTATTAAAAAAATACAATAAAGCTCTTGGTATAAATGGTGCAGTTTTTGATAAATCAGCATTAGGTATGGTTCCTGAAATGGTTTTAGAAATATATAATAATCGTAAAAAAGCTAAAAAGACAATGTTAGCTTATGAAGATCGTAAAATTATGATTCGTGAAATTCTAAAAGGACGTAAAGATGTCTGAATGTACAAAAACATGTAGTAAATGTAACACTGAAAAAAATATCAAAGACTTCCATAAAGGACAAGGTTACTGTAAACAATGCATAAAACAATATCATGTTGAGAACCATCGTAAAAAGTTTAAGGAAGTCTTTGATATAATTTCTAATATGAAATTAGAAGGGGATTTATGAAAGACGTACTTGAATATACAAAAGAACAATTAGAAGTAATGTCAACAGAACAACTTGAAAAATTAGAACTTGAGGCAGAAAACAAAGAATCATTTTATAATACACAACAATTAGTTGAAAAAACATTAATTAACTCTTTGTATGGTGCACTAGGTAATAAATATTTCCCATTATTTAATGAAGATATGGCAGCAGCAATTACAGGTAATGGTCGATATTTTATTCGTAAGTTAGCTAATATGATTGAATATACATTACAAAAAATGAATCCAATTAATGAAGAATATATCATTTATGGTGACACGGATTCTATTTACTATCATATTGAACCATTTATTAATATGTACATAGAAAAAAATCCTGGGTTAGATATTAATGAATATGTAGATTGGTCAGATAAGTTTGAAATTAAAGTGATTCAACCGGTCATTAAACAATGTATCGCTGAGTTTGCTGAACAACTTAATTCATATGATGCAAAAATCATTGGTGTTGCACGTGAAATTATTTCTGATGCGGCTGTATTCACTGCCAAGAAAAAATACTTTGCCCGTGTAAGGGATTCTGAAGGTACTCGTTATCCAGCAAATGATCCTTATATTAAAGTAATGGGATTAGAAATTGCAACATCTGGTATTCCACCTTGGGTTAAAACTAAATTAAATTCAGTAATTCCATTAATTTTAGATAAAACAGAATCTGAAGTTAAAGCATGGTTTAAAGAAACAAAATCTGAATATACATCTGTTGACTTGAATGATATCGCTAAAACTGGTTCTGTTAATAACATGCAATATACACTGGGTGAAAAAGGTATTCCAATAGGAGCTCGTTCTGCATTAGTTCATAATGCTTATATTAAAGAGAAATGTTTAGACAACAAGTACTCTCCAATTCACCCAGGTGATAAATGTAAACGATTATTCTTAGTTAAGAATAACCCATTTGACAGTAATATTATTGCATACACTAATGAGTTATTTGTACAAGAAGTCAAAGATTATATTGATTATGATGTGAACTTCGAAAAGAATTTCTTATCGCCATTAAAAATCATGACTGACCCGTTACAATGGGATATGACAGTTGAAACAAAAGCATTAGATGATTGGTAAAAATATTCTAAAATAAACAAAAATAATTGTATACATATTCTTAATTGTTTGGTATAATAAATACAACAATTAAGGAATAATTTTAATAAAAATATTAAATAGGATATTAAATAGGATATTTAAATTATGAATGCTCACATTAAAAAACTAACTAAAATTTATTAAGAAATTATCGATGATGAATCTGGTGTTGATTTAAAAGATAATAAGTTCAGTATTTATCTTAAAGATGAATGTAAAATTATCTTATATACTAATGATTTTATTAATTTATTTTCTGAAGTAGAAAGGATGTATAGTATTAACATTAACACATTATACAATGTAGATTGCACCAAATATTTGGTAATTAGTAAAGTGTATAGTGCAAGAATTCAACACAATACAATTCATCACTATTAATCAAGAAAGAGAGGAAATATATTTTAAGAAATTACAAGAAAGGAAAAGTAAATGGCTTACCCAGATAAATGGTCCATTATTAAACAAACACATGAAGATGGTGAAATTTGGTATAGATTATTCGCTAATTTTTATGGTGGGTATGTAAATGGGGATTCTTGGAGAATTAATTCAGGTATCGATGTTGTAAAAGAAGATGATAAATCTTTCACAATTAATGGTGCTAAATCAAATACTATTTATATGTGCAATAAAAAATCTTATGGTATCACATCATATGGAATGTTAGTGTTTTCATCATTACAATCAGAAGTATTAGACCATGGTGTAAAATTAGAATATTTAAGTGATAAAGAAGCATTAGAAGTTCTAGAAAATATTGTAAGAAAGCAATAGATTAATAAATATTTTATTATAATAGATACATAAATTAATGTCAAGAAAGGAAAGATATGAATAAAATTGATATGACCAAGAGTGTTTGGTATGAACGATATAAACCAGCTTTGGTTGAAGATTTAGTTATTCCAGAAAAACTAAAAACTAAATTATCAGGATATATAAAAGATCAAAGTATCCCAAGTATTGGTTTATTTAGTTCAACACCAGGTACAGGTAAATCATCAACTGCTAATGCAATTATCAGAGAAATTGGTGGTGAAGCTAAATGGATTAATGCCTCGTTAAATAAAGGTATTGATGTACTACGTGGAGAAATCCAAAGATTTGCATCTCAATCATCATTCGATGATAATATTAAAATTGTTGTAATGGATGAGTTCGATAACTTTACACAAGATGGTCAGAAAGCATTCCGTGGGTTTATTGATGAATTTTCACAGAATTGTAGATTTATTTTCACTGGTAATTATAAAGAAAAGATCATTGAACCATTATTAGATCGTCTTGAAATTTATGATTTCAATTCATTCGATAAATCAGAAATGATTAAACCTATCTTTGAAAGACTGCGTTTTATTCTTGATAATGAAAATGTTGAATATGACCCTAAAGAAATTATTCCAGTAATTAATACATATTACCCAAGAATCAGAAGTATGGTTGGTGCATTACAAAAATTCA